GATATTGTTTGGGTGGTCAATGCGACCTGTCTTTAAGTCTGCAATGAATCGTTCACCTTTATATTCAACAACTCTATCTGGAGTACCTGCAATTTTATACTTGTCTAGTACTGTGAATTGTTCGATGTAAATCTTAGTAAGAATACTTGTTGCTGCTTCATACGCTTTGATGTCTGGCATCCACTGCTCTGGGAATACACCTAACTCTAAACCTAAATCTAGTTTCTCTGTTAGTGCGTGGATTGCTGTGCCAATTGTGGCTGCTTTACTAGCGCCTGCTACTTCCATTGCTTCTTCAATGTATGCATTAACTAACTTATTGTTATCTCCTGCTACACCAATGGCTAATAATAAATCTGGTCTGCTTGTTAAACCTATTGCTGCCATCCGCATTTTCCATGCTGTTAATGCAGAGGCATCATCTAAACTGTTGGCAATGGTAGTTGCACGAGTATAAGCAATTGCTTTACCACCTGCTGGCGGAACAACTAATGGTCGTCCGTATCTATCTCTTTCGATTTCTGTTGGCATTACTCTCCTAGTTAATTAGAGTCCCGTGTTCGCAGATGGCGGGACCACCCATCCCCAAGTCTAACACATAGTAGAAATGAACAAACACCTATGCATTAGATAGCGACTATCTGGTTCTTTAAGAGAGCCCTCTACTCTCTTTCGATGTCGCTTACACTTACATCTTGGCTGTCAATATCTAAGTCGTAGCCGCTGACTTCGATATTATCCATAATGATATCTTCAACTTCCTCTTTCGAGGTAGCCTTGATACCAGTAATGTTAACTGTAATCTCTACAGTTGCTGCCCAAGTTGTGGTAAGCATGTCTGAACCAATTGATTCAAGCAATGCGTTAACTTCATCGCGTGTAACAGTTGTTTCATCCTCATCAACAGAACCATCAAATGCTTCTGTAAAGTAGGCATGTACTTCAGTACGTATCTTGATTAGTTTTCTATATGCTTCTTGTGCTTCAGTAGATACTGCATCTAACTTGCGCTTACATGCAATATCTGTCTTGATTAGTTCCTTCAATGATTCCTCAGTGAAGTTATAGGTGGTGCCGTCTACTGTAATTGGATTTAGGTACACGTTTCTCCTTAGATTGATAGTAGTTCTAGTGCTCGTAGTTTAATGCCATCATTGCGACCTGCAAGGGTAGCAATACTAGCATCTTTCTGAGAGTAGTGGTCAGCATATTCTACAACTGCTTGCCATAAACCAAACTCTGTATCACGAATGTTCTCTTGAGTAGGACTATCTGAGTAGATAGTAAATGCTTTCTGCCGTGCGTTGAGGGCACGGGACTTAGCATTCTTCTCGCCCTTGCTCAGTAGGTGCAGTGGCGATTGCTCGATTTTAGTAGGCAATGCCCATACTTTCTTGAAGTATGCGGTTGCCTTGGCTATGTCTGACTCACGCTGGATGAGATGGTTAGCAAGGTTGCTATACATATCAATGCTTGAGTAGGTTAGGTCAAGAAGGTTTCGCATATCCGATACTGATAGCACTGAGTTTTGGGTATGACGCAGGGTATAAGTATGTGCTTTGTTCTTGGCTCTAAAGATACGATTGATTTGATTGGCACAACCTAATCGCTCAATGATAGGGCGGATGACTACTGATGATGAACCATCATGACTAGTCTTGGCTAGTAAGAAGGCTGCGTGTGGGTCGCCCTTGATTTCCATTTCTTTTGGTAATGACATGAGCATCCATACTTTTGCTCCGTCATCGTACTCACCTGCTGCTGCATAGCGAGCCTCACCTGAATCAATCAGTCCATCTAGTGAACCAAAGACTTCAGAGTTCTGAAAGACTTTGTACTTACTGCCCACTACACCAATGACTGATTCATTTGTATCTGTTTTCTTTATGACTGCTTGCTTCTTAGGTACATGCAAGTAGTCAGAGGTATGCATATCGGATAAGCCAACAGTCCAGTTAAGTCCTGCTTGTTCTGCTACTTGTGCTGCGCTTGTTGCTTCAACTGCTACGCCTGCTTTAATCCAGGCTGAGCGGTTTTTCTTTACTACTACATCTGCTGTAGTCATGTGTCCCTTTCTTTACCATGAAGCCTGATACTCGAAGGACCATCCTTCGGGTACATCTTCAATGAGTTTACTTACTATCTTCACGGTCTTTTCAAGACCATGAAAATACCATTCGTCATACTCTGTGCTTCCAAAGAAGAAGCCAGAACCTGTTGGTAGTATTGTATCTGCTTTACTTTTATCTGTCAATACTTCTTCGCAAGCAATCTTTAAATCAATTAAAGAACTGCGTGGTACATAAACAGGCTGACAGTTATCTTCTCCACTTGCTAGGTTCTCAATGAACCAGTTATGGATAGCATTAACCTTGCGCCAGTATCCAACTTGAATAGATACCTGAGCAAAGGCTAGTTCGTTTGGGTCATAAGCCCAATCACTTGCTCCCATAAGGGAGGTTAGTATTGTGTAGTCTGCATTAAGTTTTCTTTCTGGCAACCAGTCAATAGATGAGATACCTTTACGGGCATAGAGATACATATCCAATCCCATGATTAGATACCCATGCCTTCTTTAACCTTTGGGTGTAGTTCTTCAGTCATAGTCTTGAATGCACCCGCTGGCCAACTTGTATTGAATACACGATTCAATAGATTTGCTAGTGAGTAACTAGGGTTATGAACTATTGCATTGTGTAGGATTTCTTTAGCAGAATCTACTTCTTCCATAGAGTATAGATTTGCAGCCAACACACTTGCAATAGGTGCAATGAACTTGGTTGGTACTGTGTCATAGAAGTATGTTAGATACTTATTGACCGCTGCAACTTCACGCTCAGATGGTAGACCTAATACAAAGTCACGCAACTGAATGTCTTTCTGTAGTGCTGCTGCAATCTCTGCAATATGGTCATCATCAGGTGCTACACCTGAATCAATCTGTGTATAGATAGCATCAGTTAAACGCTTGCGTTGTGTTAGTAGTTGTTCTGCTTTGCCGTTCTCATCTAAGAGAATGGTGTAGTAGTTTTCGATTTCTTCTAGTGTTACTGTCATTTGTTTCTCCTTAGTTATAGGTACTTTGCTATTTGCTTCATGGTTGAAGCGTTAACTGTTGTTTCATCTGTCATGCGTAAAATTGACAGAGCATTGGTAATGTCTTCTACAATATCTTTATATGAGTGATGACTCATAGTGTTATGCTTACGCTCTGGGCAAACAGGCAAATCTATTGCATCAACTATTACATCATAGTCAATGTTAAGGGTGCTGTTCCATTCACGATAGTTTGTTCGGAAATTAGTAGCCTTTTTAACATTATCAACAGCAAAGTCTGTTAATTCTTTTTGCCATATAGCATAAGCCTTATCGTATTCGGCTTCATTTGCTTCTTGGTTAGCATAATCTTCTTCAACTTTTGCTAACTTAGTTTCCAATGCAGTAATTACTTTATGCGTTGGAAGTTTTACTGTGATTCCTCTGTTCATTTTTCTCCTTTAGTTGTTGTGTGCACCGTGTTCGCTACTAGCGGTGCCACCCAGTAGGATGTCCCTTATATAGAAAAGAGATTAACGATATAAGTTCTGCGAGTTCCGCGCTATCGCTGCCTGAGCAGTATGCATACGGAATACTTAATACCAGCCAACGCTTCGCCAATGCGACCAAGCAACTGATGGTTTGTCGTAACGGTGCTGGATGTAGGCCAGCCCACGCTCAATCTGGAGCGGGGCTGGCGTTGATGGGTCAAGGTTAAGCAACTGTGGAATACCAAATGCAGAACTGTTTGGGTTATCTGCTGCTGGATTCCATGCTGATTCCTTACCCCATAGTTTCATGAGTGCTCGATGTTCCGATAAGTTCCATTCGGGGTATGCCAACTTCATGAACTGTCTTGCATATAATTTCAGAGCACGAGGAGTCCAATGGAACTCGCTCATCTCTGTAGGTTTTGGCTTTATATCTGCCTGTGCTAGTGGCATGTGCCACGGTAGCATTGACAAGAATGCTACATACCATGCTGTAAGCAGTGCGAATAGTTTCTTCATCTAGTAACCCATCTGTAGAGGATATAGAAAACTGTAATGAGGAAGAGCCATGACTGTAATGGTGTGAGAGGCAGGAATGTAATGTCATTCATCTCCCCACATCCTGTCTGGTTCTTGGTAACCATCATCCTCTTCTTCTGTGTCTTTGTCTAGTGCTACATCATCTTCAAGTGGTGGTTCGTAACTCATTCGCACTCCTCCTTTAGATAGTCTTCTAGCATTCCCCATATTTCATTGTATTCTTGGGCACTTTGTTCCATTACATACTCACTGAAGTCTTTGTCTAGTATGTAATAGCCATTGTCATTGTACATCGGCGCTATCATTACTTCTCCTTAACTAATAGTCGTTCATCTATTACATTGCCTTGTTCACGGACAGCAACTCCTCTATTGATTAGGTATGCACGATATAGTTCTTGGTATTCTTCATGGTATTTTTTGGCCAGGAATCTTTGTGCGTAATTTGCTGCGTGTACTCGGATATTCTTATGGTGCTCAGCCATTTCTTAGTAACCTTTCATCCACTGGTGGTATTCTGCTAGACCTAGAGGTTTCTACCCCACGGTTATTGCAGTAGGCTTCGTATAGTTCGGCGAACTCTGTGTTGTACTTGTGTGCTAGGAAACGCTTAGCATAATCTACTGCGTTGTTTTTGATTATTGTTATTTCTTTTTTTGTTAGTATCATTTAGTCTTCCTCCACATAGATGCGTCCTGTTGCCATCATTTCTTCTAGGATATTGTTGGCTGCTTTGATGGACAGGATTGCAGCCTCCATTGATTCATTTAACTGGGCTATTTCTTCAACGGTGTAACTCATCTACTGCTCCTAACTTATTCCATGCACATGATATGCAATAGTTTCTTGGGCTGGTTCTATTTACATCTACTAAAATAGCGATGCCACATGAGTAACAGTCGTGTGTCTCGTATTTTATTTGGTTGTCCATACATCTTCCTTTGCTATGTCTGGGTCATAGTAGACATGGCTGGTTGTCTTGGCTGTGCGTAAGGCACGGCGTAGATTGATGTTGTCTCTAGTTAGTATTGCATTCTGTCTGATAGCAAGGGTGAGTACTGCTACAGATGTAATTAAAGCAATCATAATTGCTAGTAGTGTCATTGAATCTAGTAACATTTCTATCTCCTTTTGTGTGAGCATTGGCTAATAGGAACTAAGCAGTCCCCACAGTAAACTGTATTATCTTGGTTGTCCATAATCTATTCGACTCGCTTTCTACTGCCGTTGTACGGTACCCCGCAGGAAAAGTACGGGTGGTGAGAGCCGAAGCCCCCACCACCCGTGATTGATTGATTAGACTAGAGTTAGTTTAGTAACTACCTGGTTTTCATACCACTTATCATTCTTCTCAGAGAAACTTGAGGTCATATAGCCTTCAATATTGACGGCGAACTCAGTTTCAGTAGAGTTGATAAGATTTTCACGAACCCATGCTTGGATTGCAGGGTCAGTGATAGTAACTTGGCGACTTGCAGTGAACTTGCTAGCCATTTCACCACTTAAGAATCGAACCATTGAATGTGAATGTATTTGACATGCTATTTCCTTTTCTAGTAGTTGTTCGGGGCTAAGCACCCGTCACTTGTGACGGGGCTGCCCTAGATGGTTAGTTACAGTTTGGGCACTGAGCGTGCTTATTGCAGGTATAGTGGCAGGTTTGGCACACCATTGAGTTTGGTGGCATGTCCGTATTGAGTTCGTAGAGACGGTCAGTTAGCAGAGAGATTGGTTCGAGGAACTCATCTCTCGTATCTTCCCATGATTGAGTAGCCCATACAAAGTACGGTTCTACTCTGGTGGTTGAGCCTACCCATTCGTGGCCAGACTCAGCCTTGTCTATCTTGGTCATGCTGGTATACATAGGAGCATAACGGTAGATGTCGTTGCCTTCATCTACTATCTCATGGACTGCTATCGCCTCTTTGGTTAGACGATTATCCTCACAGTCCATGCATACTTCGTTGAGCATGTAGCAGGCATAGCAGGAGTTTGTGACGGAGATGCCTAGTGACTCACTCATTTCTTTCCTTTCTTGTAGTTAGTATTT